GATCAGGCCAAAACTGCAGATGCAATATATGAGATGTACAGAGCTTCTGTTGATTCACGATTCCCTGATTTTGGTAAGGTTATTTTGCTTTCGTTCCCACGATTTAAAAATGACCCTATTCAAAAATTTTATAATTCGGTTATTGCAGATAAAGAAACTATTATTAGATCTTATAAATTTAAGATGGACGAAGATCTTCCAGATAATACAGAAGGGAATGAATTTGAAATTGAATGGGAGGAAGACCATATTAACTCTTATTTAATTCCAAAAGTTTATGCTCTTCGCCGCCCAACCTGGGAGGTTAATCCAACTAGAAGCATTGAAGATTTTAAAACTGCATTCTATAAGAATCCATTAGATGCACTTGGAAGATTTGCATGTCTACCCGCAGAAATGATTGATGCATTTTTTAAATCCAGAGAAAAGGTAGAGAAAGCATTTAATAATACAGCATTAGCCGTAGATAAGTTTGGTAGACTTGAAGAGTGGTTTAAGCCAGACCCAGAAAAAAAATATTTTCTGCACGTTGACCTAGCACAAAAACATGACCATTGTGCTGTTGCTATGGGCCATGTAGAAAAATGGGTAAATGTTCGTGTTACAAATGAATACTCTCAGCCAGCTCCAATAGTGGCAATTGATGCAGTAAGATATTGGACGCCTACTCCAGATAAATCTGTGGACTTTACTGAAGTTAAAGACTATATTCTTTCTCTAAGGACAAGAGGGTTTAATATATCTGTATGCACGTTTGACCGATGGAACTCGCATGACATGATGCAGCAATTAAAACAATATGGAATAAATACTGAAATATTATCAGTTGCTAAAAAACATTATGATGACATGGCTATGGTAGTTTTAGAAGAAAGACTGCAGGGGCCACACATACCTTTATTGATAGACGAATTACTTCAGCTTAAAATAATGAGAGATAGAGTAGATCACCCAAGAAAAGGATCTAAAGACTTAGCGGATGCTGTATGCGGAGCCGTATATAATTCAATAAGCAGAACAAGGCCAGATGTAAACGATGAAGTCAATATTCATACATACGAGTCATTTGTTGAAGATAATTATGCGGAAGAAGATGAAGAAGTATATAGAGATAATTTAATTCGGGCACCAAGAATGCCTGAAAGATTAGCAGGAGAAATAGACAAAATGTCAAGAGCACTAGAGAATATGGAAATACTATGAGCACTTATCAAGAAAAAGCTAAGGAATGTAAATGCTGTGGAAAGCATGTTCCACTACCAACAATACTAAAAGAATACGAAGGCATTACCGTATGCCCCACCACATTTGCTAATATTGCAGAATATAAAAGAATTTGGCTTGCACATGGATCACGGCCAAGTGGTTCGGTTAGAAAACATTTTTCAGATTATGTTCAGCAGATGGTTGAATGTACCATTGACAAAAAAGAAGACGGAACGATATAATATACTAACAGGCAGGCGGAATTAGCTTAGTTGGTTAAAGCCCCGAACTCATAATTCGGTAATCGTAGGTTCAAGTCCTACATTCCGCACACAACAAGAAAGGCTAGATATGGAAATAAGTAGAGATAAAAACATATCTGTTTTAACTTATCCGAGGTCTGGTCGACATTGGCTTTACTGGTATATAAATTCTAATACAGATTTAAATGCAAACTTTGCACATTACGATGCAAGAGAAGAAGAAGATTTAAATGATACTATTTATAAAAAAATGTTGTCAGACCCTATAATAACAGTAGTAAGAAATCCTTTAGATTCTCTTTCCTCAATAAATACAATGGAAAAAAATGGAATGTTTCTTTATAGAATGCAACAGTATATAGATCATTACAATTTTGTTTTAAAGAATGCTTCTATGTTTTTTTATTTTGATGATGTAATTTATAACACATCAAAAGTTGTAAACAGTATATGTAAAGAATTTAATGGCACCCTAGATATTAAAACAGAGTCTTACGAAGATTATAGTAAATGGTATTCGAAAACACAAAACCCATTTAAACTAATTACTTCTAAAAATGATTTAGAATACAGAAAAAATATAGACCATATAAAACAATTAGATCTTTCAGAGCACTATAGGCTTTACAGTTTAGCAAAATTAAAATGCATAAAACCTCTTTAATTATTTTAAGTAATCTGATATAATTACCGTACGCCCTCATAGCCCAGCGGTAGAGGCAGTGGACTTAAAATCCATCCAGCGTAGGTTCAAATCCCACTGGGGGTACAGAAAGGTAAAAATGGATAACAGCGATGATAAGATGTATGAATACCTTCAAATGGGTGTGATCGAAGTAGTAGGAATAGAAGAAGATGGCGAGTTTATATTTAAGATAACTGAGTTAGCTAAAGAGCTTGCTCCAGAATTATGGGAAGTTCACACCGAAGAATTAGATAAAATATTCCTTGAGCTCTTTGATAAAGGTCTAGTTAATATTACCTATAATGAAAATTTAGAGGCAGAGTTTGAGCTGACAGAAGAAGGAAGGTCAGTTGCTAGAGAATATGGCATAGTACCTTTAGAGGAAGACAAGGAATAATAATATGCCTTCGTAGCTCAGAGGAAGAGCGGAACACTTCTAATGTTTAGGCCATAGGTTCGAATCCTATCGGGGGCGCAAATATTAAATGATATAATAATCTTAGGCAATCAAAATCAGGAGAAAAAAATTAATACTATTTATATATCTACCATATCATGCAGAGAACAATATTTAGAGCAAACAGTTAGAAGTGCAATATCAAACGCCAAATATCCAAATCGTTTACGTATAGGAATTTTTAATACAGATCCTGATGGTCATCCTGTAAACATAACTAGCGAAGAAGTTAAAATTGATATAATAAATTGTTTATCCGAAAGACCACTTGGAGTTGGTGCCTCTAGAATGAATGCTACTTCTATGTGCCCATTAAATTTTGATTTTATTTTACAGATAGATGCTCATATGATTTTTGAAAAAGATTGGGACGAAACATTAGAAAATGAATTTTTAAAAATTGAGAATAATAAAGTAAAGCCTATAATAAGCTTTCATACCGTTCCCTGGACTCCTGGAATTAATGGAGAAGTGTTTATTAATAATTTAATAGTAGACCCTTACAATGTAAAAAAAGGCAGTATGTATGAAGCGCCTGTACTAAAATATAAAACACTTGAGGAATCACTTTTTCAAGAATATCCACAAACATGGGGCGAGAATCAAAAATGGGAGGAAGGGGAAGAATACAAAGAGTCATACTCTGTATCTGGAAACTTTATGTTTGCAAGAGCATCACTTTTTAAAGATATAATTCATGACCCTAGATGCTATTGGGGTGCAGACGAAGGGGTTTTTGCTATGAGGGCATGGACACGAGGATATAAAATTTTTTCATTAAATAAACATATAATATATCATTTAGACAAGGGGCCATTTAAAGATATTCCTGAAGATATAAATCCAATAAAAAAAGATTGGAGAAGTCTTATGGACACAGAATTTCAATCAAAGCATTTTAATACATATAAAATAATAGAGGGTATTTTAACTGGTAAAGAGTTGGGATACTGGGGAGCTCCAAGTCAGGAGCTTTTAGATAAATATGCAGACATATCTGGATTTAATTTTAAAGCATATTATGATAGAATTAAAGAAAGAAAACTTAAAGGAGAATAAAATGGAATCAGTACAAGGATCAGCAGCAAGACTAGTAGAAGTAGCACTAGGAGAAATTGGATATATTGAAGGTCCAAAAGATAACGAAACAAAGTATGGAAAGTTTACTAAGTCTAACTTCCAGCCATGGTGTGGAAGCTTCGTAAATTGGTGTGCAAATGAGGCGGGAGTTAAGATGCCTAATACAGTTTATACTCCAGCAGGAGCACAAGCGTTTATGAAAGCTGGAACATGGCAAGAAGTGGATGCAGCAGGTGCGTGGAAGTTAGTAGAAGAAGTAAAACCAGCAGTCGGAGATATAGCCTATTTTGATTTCCCATCAGATGGCGTCGAGAGAATTTCTCACGTAGGAATTGTTGTTGCAGTAAATGCAGATGGAACAGTAGACGTTGTAGAAGGAAACACAAGCGCAGATAAAAAGGGCGATCAAAGAAACGGCGGAGAATGTTGCCTTAAAAATCGTGCTTATAAGAAAAAGAATGGGTCAAAGCTTCGCAAGAGCCAGCCAGTGTTCATTGTAGGATTTGGTCGCCCAGCATTTGGAACTCCAATTAAAACAAAACCTGCGACAACAGTAAAGAAAACATCACCAAAGCCAGCAGCTGTAATCAAGCCAACAAAAAAGGGTGGCGGAGGAAAGTCCGCAGTAGCAAAGTAATGTTTGAATACTATGTAAAAAAAGTTACAAAGGTTGTAGACGGTGATACGATTGATGTAGAGATCGATCTTGGATTCGATATATCATTTAGTTCAAGAGTAAGGCTCGCTGGCATAGATACTCCAGAATCTAGAACAACAGATAAGATGGAGAAAGCCCTAGGACTCGAAGTAAAGGCTTACTTAAAGAATGCAATTGATGGGGCTAAAACTGTTGTTATTAAAACAGAAAAAATGGATTCATCCGAAAAATACGGAAGAATCCTTGGTTGGGTATTTCTAGATGGATCAAACATTTCTATAAATGAACAAATGATTTCCGAAGGATACGCTTGGGGATATATGGGAGAAACTAAGGTTAAGGATTTCGATGCCTTGGCAAAAACAAGGGCAAAGTCAAAAAAGTAGTTGCAGTATCCTAAGTAAAAATGGTATAATAATATGGTCACCTGCCAAATGGGGGTGACCATATTACTTGCTTAAAGGGAGAAATAAAAATGGTAACAAAGCTCGCTATGGATCTATTTAATGATCCATTTTTTATTGGATGGGATACTAATTTTGCAAAGATGCAATCTTCACATTCTAATTATCCAATTTATGATTTAGTAAAGTTCGATAATGGTGCATACGGAATAAGTTTAGCAATTGCTGGATTTACTCGTGATGATATCAAGGTTTCAGTCGAAAATAATACTTTGAAAATCGAAGGTGCTGTGCATGGAGAAAAGTGGGACGGAGAATACGTCCACGAAGGAATTGCAAAAAGAAGCTTCGAAAGAACATTTTCTTTGGGAGAGTATATGGAAGTATCTAGTGCTGAAATGCAAGATGGTCTACTACATATACTTGTTGAAAAAAATGTTCCAGAAGAGAAGAAGCCAAAAACAATTAAAATAAAATAATCTTCGATTAGCTACCGAAGGAGACCTGAGCAAGTCTACAAAAGGCTCATCTAATTATAGAACTGGAGACAAATTGAGATACCATTGGATGGACACTAATTCCAGTGGAGATCTAAAAAGTTTAAAAAGCTTATTTAAGTCTTTAGATGAAACTGGATACTATTCTGTTTTAATGGTATATCATTCTGAATTGAATGATTATTTTATAAAATGTGCAAATCTTTTAGATAAAAAATTAAAGATTAAGTACATGCCAGCTATTAGAACCTACGCAATAAGTCCAGAATACCTATCCATGATGTATGATTCTTTTGAGGAGATACAAGAGGGCAGGTTAATGTTTAATGTGGTTGCTGGAGATTTTAAGAATGATGAAAAAAGTTTAGATAATTTAATATATATAAATGATAGATTACAAGAATACGAGCAGAGGGTCGATTATACCGCAGCTTGGCTAGAAAAATTTGTTGAAATTCGAAGAGGTAAATCTATGCCTCAAATTGTTATATCTGGAACATCTAACAAAACACTAGAGTCCGCAGAAAAATATGGAGACTACAGTCTTTGCATGGTAGACAAATACTTAGAGAATAAAGATAAATATGAAAAAATAAAAAACAAAATGGTGAGTGCACAGGTTCTTATAAGGGAAACATATGAGGAGGCAAATGAATTTGTTGAGCGCTTGCCAGAAAATCATATAAGAGTTACTTTGTATGGCACAGAAGATCAAGTTATATTTTCTATAAAAGAACTTGCCAAATCGGGAGTAACTGATATAATGATGAGAAGTCATCCAGAAGACAATGAAAGTCATAGGGTTCACCTGATGGTTAAAAAAATTATAGAAGAAAAAAATAATGTATCCATATAAATGGTATAATAGTACAGAGCTCTCAAAAAATTGGGGCAGGGATATTGTTTTTAAAAGGATAAAGAATGGACATTGAGCACGTCAGAAATAAAATAAACAATGCGAGAAAAACAAATAGTCCGATACTTTTTGAAAAACTATTTAATGATACGCCATCATGGGATGAGATATTTTCTCATATGACTCATGAGTATACAAGAGAGCCAAAGCTATCTTTTGGAGATGGCTATATAGTTCACGGCGGAGTTGCATTTAATAGAGAAATGGCCTATGCACAAATTAGAGATGCTTCTTTTCATAATAAATATAAAATAGTTTCTTCTTTTTTTAATGAAGTTTTTAACTCAATTTCTCCAGGTGGTGGAGTTTATTTAGATTTTATTGCTGGGAGGCCAAAGGTACCGTCTCATCCTGATCCATCAGATAACCTACATTGGCAAGTTATAGGAGTAACAACCTGGGAATTTAGAAAAAATGAATCTCAAAAAGATGCAGAAATAATAACAATGAATCCAGGAGATGTAGTTTTTATACCAGACGGGCTATGGCATTCAGTTTATTCAGATACACCTAGATGCGGAATGACTATACCTTACTCAATTAGAGAAAAAGTTGCAATAAATGGATAGAAATTTCTTAACACAAAACATGAAAGTAGTAAGCAATGCCAGTATATGAATACAATTGTACACAAGATGATTCACACGCATTACTCTCTGTAACAAGGTCTATCTCTGAAGATGATCCAGGATATATTTGTGAAGAATGTGAGTCACCTATGTCTAGACATTTTACTCCCTTTGGCATACAATTTAAGGGTAATGGCTTTTATAAAACAGATAACCCTAAGTAATTAAAACTTAAATCTGATATAATTACTAAGTAATGCAAAGTTTGCGTTACTTAGGAGATCCTAATTGACTAGAAAGTTAAGAGTATTTACAGCCTTCCTACTATCAGTAGGTTGGCTTTTTGCTGCTCCGCCACAGGCTAATGCTGCAGACACACTAATAAACGGATCCTTCTCGTCAACTGGCGGAGGATGGTCTGGAGCAAATATCACTGGCTCAGCAAACAATAATGCCTCCTGCGACAATGGTGTCCCAAGTATGGGCGCTTGGGATGATGATGCACTTGTTATGTCGTATGTTAACACGCCAGTTACTCAAGTAGTAATAATATCTCAGCCTTCATCTGTTGTATTTACAGTGAATGCTAGGAATAGATCAGATGTTCCTGGAGCACAAGCAACAATTAGACTTCAAGACTCTAATCAAAATAATTCAACAGGCGGCAACTATTCTACTAGCGGTATTAATAAGACGCTTACAGTAACAACCACATCTCCAAATGAAAATGTAACAATAACAATAAGCGGAACAGACGGATTAGGCTGGGCTGGATGTTATGGAACTATATTTACTAATGCCTCTTTATCTGTGACACCAACAGTTGTTAAAACAATTGGAGCCCCAAGAAATTTAACTATATCTAGCAATGAAACATCAACCGTACTATCCTGGCAAGCACCAGATACTGGTAACACACAGCCAGAAAGATATGCTATAAGTTTTAATTGTTCTGGGTGTAATGG